TCAAGTTTTGGTCTAATGGAGTGTACATTCCATCTAAACTTTCAGCTAATTGCTCTGATGAATCTAAGATTAAATCCGATATATCATCTATAACAGTAGGGTCAAATTCAACTACTGGATTAAATTTGATTACATTTTTTAAATCTCCAAAATTACTTTTACTATCAGCTTTTGTCTTTTTCCCTGCTGAAACTTTCGCCTCAGCATCAGCTTGAGATTTTTGAGCATCCTCTAATTCTTTAGTCTTTTTAGCAATCAACTCTAAACCTACAATTTCCTGTTTTTTAGTTTCAAGATTCTTTTTTAAAGCATCTGTACTAAGTTCAAGGGACATCCCATTATTTATTCTTGTATCTGTATTCTTTTCTAATCCTGCATTATGTTTTTCAATCGCTGCTATTTGCTCTTCTAATGCCGCCTTTTCAGCCTTAGCTTGAATTAAACTTGCGCCTGCTAAACTTGTTTTATTTTTAATAGCTATTATCTCTAAGTTCAAAGAACCTACTTTATCATCAACAGCTTTTTTAGCCAATGCCATTTCATCTTTGTATCTCTTTTCGGCCGCTGTTGCTGCATCATTCTTCTCTTTAACCTCAATAAATTTACCTGCTAAAAATCCTACTGCAATAGCAAATGCACCGATACCTGTTGCTATCATTGCCCCTTTCATTGTCATTAATGCGGGTAATACTTTAACATTAATAGTTGTTGCAAATGTACTCATGGCATCACCAAGTTGACCAATAGCTTGCAGGCCTTGAAGTAATGCCATTGCGCCCTGTACTTTTAAAAGTGCTTGTTCTACTTCTTTTGAAGAATCACCAAATAACGCCATTGCACCCTGAGCCGCTGCGAATCCACCCGCCAATCCTTGACCTACTCCTAATGCTGATGTCAACACAGGTGTATCTGAACTAAATGCCTTTATCTTATTATTAACTAAGTCTAATTCATCTTTGAATTTTCCTGCCCTTTCTGTTGCTTCTAAAAATGCTGCTGAATTAGTTCCTTGACTTAATGCAATCTCATAAGCATCTCTTGCAGTTGCACGATAAGCTTGACGTAAGTTGGAAAATGATTGTTCAGTCTTTTGCGTTGCATCCTTAGCAGCAGTCTGCATTTTTGTTCCTGCATCCTGCACTAATTTTGCAGCATCATTCATTCCGGTCTTTAAACCTGAAACGTCCGCACCTACTCCAATATTTATATTCTTATCTGCCATTCTATGCTTCTGCTAACTTATTACACATTGCCCAAATTGCTTCATTCTCTTTTATCCATTCAGCCTTAGTTTTTGGTGGCTTCTTATCCCATGGAAAACTTAATACATCTTTAGGACTTAATCCTTTCTTTGAATAAGGACTTACCACCATAGTACCAAGCCACCTTGTTTGCTCCCATTCTCTTTTCTCACGTTCAAATTCAAGGTCATTAAATCCCTTTAATTTCTTCGCAAAAAATATAGGTTCACTTTCCCAAAATTCAACTTCATTCATATTGAGCCTGCCATAAGCAATACACTCAATACTTATTAGCCGTTTGGGATGTTTTCTCCTTTACTTTCAATAGTATAAAATGCTGTAATATGTTCAGCCATTTCATTGATAATATCAACTATTGGCTTAACTGAATTACATTCATCAATCATTGCAACCGCTTCACTTTCTTTTAATTCTTTTGTCGAAACAGCCTGAACTAATTTGCCCCAATTATTAGGACTGTTCGCCCACTTTGCTAATTCTTGAAATTCTGTAATTCCCGAAACTAAATAAAGCTTCTGCATTACCTTAAAGCTAAACTTTACTTCGATTGACTTCTTGTCTGTAAATTGAATTGTTTTCATGTGTGTTATTTGTTTTTTTATCGTGTTATCCAAAAATAATAGTCTTGATGAATGAAATAAACTCCGTCTAATCCTGCCCCTGAATCTATGCCATCAACTTGCCCTTCAAATGTACTACATTGAATCAATGTTCCATCACCTAATACATCAACATTTATAACATTTTCTAAAGCCCCTCTAATTGTTTGGCCTGCATCCGAAATACTTGAATAAGAATTTCCAAAAATACTTACTTGAACTCTTACTCTGTCTAATGTGCTTGCTTCCTTCTTGGTATTCGTTGGAGTTGTAGATATAGTATTCATAACAACGAATGGAGTTGTTACACTAATTCCTTGAGGTGCTTGAGTTGGGTAGATGCGGTCATTATTACTAAGTGCATTTGAACCCTGAATTAACTTAAATACTAACTCTATTGGTTGTGCCATTACGCTGCTTCTAATTTTAGTTTATTTCTTTTCGCTATCGCTGTCAATGCTGCTAATACATTAGTCTTTAATCTTGCATTAGTAGGGTCACGCATCATGTCGTAAGTATTACGAATTATTCCCAAAGGCCTAACTTGTCCTGTTGCATAAGTCGCGCCATAGGTCCGCCCGCCTTTAGTGGTAAATCCGCCCTTCTTGACATTTGCCCTATATCGTTCAACAGTTCCATATTCAAGAATGTAAGCTAAGTTTCCACCTGCTCCCCAGCGTGGCCCAATGTAGTAAGCAAAATACATTCCTGTACCTTTTCTTTTCCTTTGAAATGCCTGAACAGAATCTCCTATGTGAACATCCATTGACTTCTTACCCGTCTTAGTTCTGTGAGGTTCATAAGCACTCTTTAATGCTTGCACTATTGGTTCGGCTGCTAACTTTACTGCTTGGTCAATATCTTTTGAATCTAAGCTATTACCTAATCTTCCAAGCTTATCAACTAAGGCATCAATACCGGTAACTTTAAAGTTTATCATTGTGAATCTTTGCTTACCGCTGTAATTCTATAACCCTCTTTTAAGTTAATTCCAATCTCATCAATTGAAACTATTTCCCAAGTGAAATCATTCCATACAATACGCATCTTTTCATCAATTGTAGTGCCTTGCATTCTGATAGTAAATTCTGCAATTCTTGACGCTACCTTTTCATCCGCTTGTATTGACTCATTCCCGCCTGTTGGCTTGACTTGCGCCCACCTTGTGTATAAGGTAGAATAAGAGCGCACCACTTCGCCAAAACTATTTTGAGTTTCAGAATAATTTTGAATGATGATGCGCTGATTAAGTCTACCTACTTGCATTGATTATGATACTGAACCTGTTGAAGGTGCGCCTGTGATTTCAAATGTAGCTGACCATGTAACAGCATCTTCCATAGGTGCTGATAAGCTGCCTGAAGTAATTAAACAACTTGCTTCATAATACTTATCACCTACTGTTGTTGTTGCCATTCTAACAGTTAATACTGTCTTAGCTACCATTGCAGCATAGGCTTCATCCCATCCCCAAGTTCCTGACTCTTCAAAAACTCCTTCAAAGTCAAAGCTACCTGAACCTTGACCATAGATTGATTCTTTCCAACCTGCGCTATCCTTATTGGATACGTCAATTGTTGCACGACTAATATTGAAGGTATTTGACTTTCCTTTTGCTACTGCTGTTGACCCTACTTTTAATACTAAGGCCGTTCCGTTTAATGCTGCCATATTCTTATTTTTTTATTTTATAAATCTGTTAATAATACAATTCCGCTTGCACTTGCTGACCCTGTGTTGAATACCTTCTTAACCTCAACAGGATAAGGCACACCTGCTGCAATATAAACGTCCTGCGCTCCCATTGGTGCAACTGTTGTTGTATTGGTATCGAAGTGAGCCGCTGGCAATACTCTGTAAGTTCCCGAAGTTGTCACACTAATAAAGCCTGTTTTGCGAATTGCTGAATTAAATTGTTTTGTTTCCCTCCAACTTGGTAAGGTAGTAGTTGCACCTGTTAAGTCTATTGCACTACCTGCATAAGTTAGTGATACTTGAAAGTCATTGCCCGAAACACCTACAACAAATAACTCAGTATTGATAGCTAATCCCGTACCTGTAATTGTTCCTAATGAATCAAAAACAATGATGTCACCATTAGCTAATCCACTACCTGCTAATGTTAATGTATTAGCCGCTAAACTTGCAGCGGTTGCTGTCTGTTGTACTTGTGGATTAAAGGTTGTCCATCCAATAGCAGTTAAGTAATTAGTATCACTTGGAGTTACTGCTACAACTCTGGTTGCTGTTGATAAATTCATTTTATTATTTTATTAAAATCCGTATACTCTATTCCTGTAATTTTCCATGATAAACTGATACGTCATTGGCATATCACTTGTAATAGTTCCTACTACAACTGTCTGTCTATTTTCGTACCACATACCTATAAGTAGTTTCATTGCTAACTTAATGTCCTCAGGTACTGCCGCTGCATTTGTGTAACCCAATGTAAATCTTATAACCATTGCTTCAAGTCTGTTGTAAACTTGTGGCACTGTTGTTAATTGAATTGAATAAGGTCTACCTTGAATTGCTGTCTGATAATCATTCGTACTTAATGTCTGTTGTGTGTTAGATTGGTCGTAATACTTTACATTACTAATTGCAGTTATATCTGACTTGTTAAGGCTGATTGGTTCTGCATTAATTTCATTTTGATTCAAGTACAATTCCCATGTTTGAGGAAGTAAATAATGGTAAGTATCGTTTTCAAACTTGCGCCTTGCAGCTGTTATGATAGAAGTTATTAGTGCATCCTCAGTCGAATCGTCAACTCGTAGATACAACTTAGCTTCTGCCAATGTTATCGGCTCGCTTGAAGGTCCTGTTACAAGTTTGTATTGCGCCATTATTTACTTTTTTTAACCGCTTTTTCAGGCTGACTTTTCAATTCTTTTGTTTCAATTTCAACCGATACAAATTCAGCATATCCATTCTGAACCATATCCTCCGCCAATGCTTCACTTACTTCAATCTCTTCGCCACCAAAGTAACCCATGCTATAAGCTCCACAAATAGACTTTAATATTTTAACTTTTTTCATATTTTTTATAATTAAGGGGAGAGCCGAAACCCTCCCCAATAACCAATTATTAACACACAATAATATTACGCAGTTGTAATATCAACTATTGCACCTAATGCAGCAGGTTGCTTAATAACTACATCAACGAATTGATTAATAGTTAAGGCTGTGAACCCGCTTCTTGCTTGTGAAATGTTATCTACAATTAATTCAACTCCACCGAATTGACCAACTACTACCTGTGAGAAATCTCCACCAATTAAAGCTGAACAAACTGCACCACTTGAACCTTTAGTCAAAGTACTTGGTACACTTGAAGTAGAGTATAATGGGTAGTTAGCAATTGCATTTGGTGAACCTCCGAAGTTGTTGTTATAAGTAACAATCATTGCACCTGAACCTGTATCAGTTGAAGTCTGTAATGCCTTACCATGAACCAAAGGATTAGTTAACCACTTGAAGTTATCCATGTTAGAATTAGCTTGAGCAATTGCAGACCATAATTCTAATGCTTTTGCAAAAGATAAAGCTGCTCCATTAGTACCCATAACAACCGATTGAATTCCTGAAGTATTCAAGATACCTGTTGGTTGACCTGACGAACCTGAACCATTGATAACAGCAGCTTGTAAAGTTTGCGCCATCGAAGCCATAATATCCATCATAATCATTTGGTCAACACTTCTGTTGGTTTGAATTGCCAAACGCTTAGAGATGTTAGTTGCACCATAAAGTAACTTAGGACGTAAAGCACGATTAACAACTGTTGGGTCATCAGGGCTTTGAGTTCCTGTTTCACCATTAGCCCATCCCGATACAACAGCTGAACTAAATCCTGGTATATCAGTGTTAGCAGATAAGCCTGTTAATTTTTGAATACCTAATTTGTCCAATACTGAATAAGCAAAAAGAGCATCAAACCAATCAATCTTTTCAGTAGGAATCAAGAATCCACC